AGTCGCTGGCAAGTTCGTTACCAGCACTTTCTTTGATGAATTGTCTGTAACGTCTTGGATGATGACATAATCGGTCAATGCTGCGTCTGTACCCAGCGCCGACAGTTCAGACACATCCAGAGTCAAAGTTACGTTCCCTGCTGTACCTCCTCCTGACAGACCGACACCGGCAGTCACGCCCGTGATGTCGCCAGAGATGTTCTGCGAAATCTTCCTCAATTCGTATTCGATGGCAGCAGCATTTACACCTGCAAAACGGTGAGTCGGCTTGTAAACAGGCACTACGCGACCTCCGCGTGCCACTCCAAGTGGCGCTGCTGCGACGATCGCACCTCTCGCACATCACCTTTCACCTCAATCACATCAGTTCCTATTGCTTCCAGTTTCGCTTGGTTCGCTGCATGTTGTTCCGTGTTTTCTTTACGCAGCCTCGCTATCAATACTCCGAACAGGCCAGTGATCGACGCTGTTGCTGTAGCGCCGATTACTCCGACCCATTCGATACCCATTACGCAAGCGGGTCAGTAGTAGCATCAGCCGCTGTACGGCGATCCCAGTCCCACAGCATCGAACGAACGTGATCTGTAAGCCACGCCGTGATCTCGTCTTCGCCTGACGCTTCGGACTCCAGATTCGGCGGTGCGCCACGCCACGGGACGTTCGACGGTCCATGCTTGATGGCGGTTGCGAGGTCGTCCGCACGACTATCGGGAACTGTTACTGTAATATTCATTTTCTTTCCTTATTGTTAGATGGCGATGATGTAGTAGAGGGTGATGTAGGGCTGGAGGTTGTTGTGCGCGCCGCCGCCGCCGACCTGCTCTATCTCCGCAGAGGTGCCGCGCACCGTGTAGAGGCCACCCGTGTAGTTGTCACCAAGTGAAGTGACGACCTTGCGGTAGGGCGTACCGCCGCCACCAGTTGAACCGTAGATTTCGTGGCCGTGTGCTGGTACGTCGGTCAGCGCCAGCGTGACGGTCGCTGCGCCGCCTGTCTCTCCCAACACATCGTGGTTGGTGTCGCTACTATTGTGACCGACAGGCGCTCGGCTTTGCAGGTCAGGAATATTGAACGTGGACGAACCGTCGCCCACGCCGTAGGTTGTGCTGATGACAGCGAACAGGTTGGCGTAGGTCGTGCGACTTACCGCTGTGCCCGCGCAGAGCAACCAGCCCGACGGAATTGACGCGCCTGCGAACGGCAGAACCACACCCGTCGGGGCGATGCGACCAATTACACCGTCTTGTTTGACAGTGCCTGCAACCTCTAGTCGGTCTTCCGACTCGTCCCACAGCATGTATTTGCCTGTAGTCGCACCCCACAGTTTGACATCGTAACCCGTATCGTCAGCCCCCACAGTCAACGTATTGCTCAACGTGACAGCACCAGTCACCGTGCCACCAGTTATCTGCAACACACCCGGCGTCGTATTAACAAACGTCTCAAGCGCCGTGAAGTTCGCATTCATGTCCGTAGCGATAATCGCAGCACCTGCGACGAAATCGTTTGGTATTGTTAGGGTTGCCATACTATTATCTCATTCTCCTTGGCGTATATGTAAACGCCAAAGCGTTCACTTCCCACGAATTGTTTGTCACCGTTGGTCCATCGATTCTCATACTTACAGCCTTTGCTGTCCCAAGAGTCGGCAAACGCTTGATGTCGGCCACCGTCGCCTCAGCATCTGCCCCCCAATATCCGACAACCGCACCTATTTCTCCGACATCGTATACGCAGTCAAAATCGTCTACGTCTACGCCCCACAGGGACGACGAAGTACGCCCCGCAATAACCACATCAAACGCCTTTGACGCCTGAGCAGTGTCGTAGTCCTTGAAAACCTGCACCCCCAACGTAATTGACGAATTAGCCAACGTAATCATCCGCGGCTTCCCCCACCGCTTCTTCACAATAGCGTTCTTGCCTTCCACCCACGGCGTTCGGAAATGCGAATCGATATGCACCTCTGTGGACGCCAGATAATTGTCCGTGACCCGATCATCCTCATCATCCAGATGAATCACACTGCCCGTGTTCGCCACACAGCCAGCCATAACAACGGGATCCCCGTTCGGCGGTCGAAGCGTATGCAACGGACCAGCGTCAATGTCGCTCAACGTCCACGCGCCCTGTTGCCCCAGCGACGGATCGTAAACCAAAGTGCGTCGCACCGTTGTCGCACCCGCCAATACCCAGTCAACGGACACATACAGTTTATTGTTACCCCAAGTCAACTGGGGCGGATTGGTGAACCCAATCCGTCCGTCATCAATCGCGGGCTGTAGACGGCTAAACAGCCAAGTGAACCGCTCTCCATCGTAGAGATAGATCCCGTCATGGGAGTTCCAGAAGAACACCCCATACGGTGTCGATATAGGACTTGACAGGGGGACGCTTCCAATACGCTGAGTCAGCGTCGTTACCTGAAACGAGTCTGAATCAAATCCGAAGATTGCGTAGATACTGTTCGTCTTGAATACTAGAAGCCTGTCGCCATGAGGCACCAAGCCTGTAATGTAGTCACCGGCTTCCCCCTTGTTGACATCGACATAATCGGAAGCAGTCCATGTTTCAGCCGTGTCAATATTCGACCAACGTACCCGATACTTGGTTGCTGCTCCCTCATAGGTTGCCCCCACCCAAACGAAATTGTTCCATACAGCAATGTATTGGGCTTTAGGCATATGGCCTGCCGCATCCCATGTTGTGCCCAAATCGGCATCCGTTGAACCATCCCACTTGAATGACGGTTTATCGTATGACACCCCGTATGCTACATTATTGAATGTTACCCCGTATACACGCGAACCATCAGTACGGGCAGTAATGTTCGTAAAGGCCGTAAAGTTTCCCGACGCAGACTGCGCCACAGCCGTTCCATAATTGACCATCAACTGATTGGTGCCAGTATCGGTATGGAACCCCCACATGCCCTTCACATCGGCCCCTAGGGCCGTCACGTTGCGCCTACTGACGCCCTTCCGCATGGCGATGCCGCCGCGGGGGTCAACGGTCACGTTGAGCAGGTCAGGGGACTCTGTGCTGCCAAGGTTGAACTGGTCGGCGCGCAGATTGAGGCCACCCGAAAAAGACTCCAGCGTCTCCACTTTGAACGTGCTTGGCACCGCTACTCCCAACCATAGCGGAGACGATTCGGAAGAATCACCTGCGAACGCCAACGAGACGCACTACGACTATTCAACAGCACCGGCTGAGGTGCAGGCATGTCGTTGTAGCGGGCCTTCAGATTAGTGAACTCCTGCTGAAAGATCGCGAAATACTGATTTGCCATCGTCGGATCCTCCTGCTGCTCATACGCACGCGCAAGACCATAGGTGGCAACAACGACATGAAACGGTGTCGGCAGATCTGACGGGGAAACCGTATCAGCCGAACCAGCACCAAATGCTGTCGGATCCCCATAACCGCGCACTGAAACAGTCAATACTGACGAAGGAGTCGGATACAGCCTGACAGATTCGGCCCAGTACGACCACCACCAAGGTTCCCCCGTGGTATTGGTTTCAATCGGATAAACCACATCTCCCTCATCGCGACCAACAAAGGTAATAACATGCCTGTCGGTGCGTAGGGCATTGATTTCCCGCAACCCGTTGGTTATATTTACCCCCACTTCAGCCAGCGAATAGTCCTTCTGGTCGGCAACCGTTGGGAAGGTATTCTGAACCTCGTAGAACGGCCACCGTTTGTCGCTGTAAACGATCAGGTCGTAACCTTCCCCCAAGAAACGGTTCAGCACATCATCGGAGATGTCGGAACTATCAATATCGACAACGGAACGGATGTAGTCCCGCATCTCCAGAATGTTCACTGTTACTCCTTATGAAACGCGCAAAGATTTTCCCCAACCTTCGGACGAGCCTTGCAGGGCCGTCCCGAAACTGTCGTTGCAGCACACCACCCCGCTGTTGACGGCGGCTCTATTACATGCGTGCTGGTGTCCATAACCTGATGAACTCGTCTCTCCGTTCCCACTGTTTGCGGGCGCGGAGTGGATTCACGGTAGTTGTCGGCGGGTTGTCCGTATGGCCGCATTCGGTTATTGTATGCGGCTGCTGGTGCCCGACCCATGTTGCTACCTTTCATCAGCGTTGGGTGGGGGTCACCGAAGCGACCCCCACCTAGCGCATGTGTTCGTTAGGCTATGCGGGGGTGATCCCGTACATAAGACCCTGACGGGCACGGTTACTCGTTGTCAACTCTCCGTAACAGAGAAGTTGCGAGAAAACCGCATCCTGATTGGTCGGGCGTACAAACGGCGTCGGCTTGAACCAAACGTCGCTGTGTGCAACCAACTGAAGGTACTTGGTGTTCAGGAAATACAACTTTCCTTCACCAGCCAGCACACCGTCAAATGTGATTGGACAGCCCTT